GCGGTAAAAGCTATTGGTAAAACGAAATCGGTAGCAAAAGCAACAACGCAAGAAATAGTCGATGCCAAAGTAGAAACGGCTAAATGGCTAGAAGAGTTAGATGTCGTCCCCGACGACGAGGTAATTCAAAAAGCAGAACAGCACAACGCTAGAGAAGCGTTCACCGCATTAACCGCAGCAGTCGACCCAGCAGAACAACGCGTTCAGCTATCTAAAGTCAATACCCCCGCAGCAGTACGTCACCTTGTTGGAATGCTGTCAGCATACGACTGGCATTTTGTCGAGCAAGCAAAAGAACTCCGTGGCTACGCCGTATCCCAACTAGTAGAAGAAACAAAGCACCCCGACGCTAAGATCAGGCTGCGCGCCTTGGAGTTACTAGGAAAAGTTACTGAAGTAGCACTATTTACAGAACGCGTTGAGGTTAAGAAGACCCAGCTATCTGACACCGAGCTCGAGCAAAAGATCAAGGACAAGCTAAATAAGATGGCACTAATAGTAGATGTCACCGATGTAACTGATGTTATTGATATGGAAGAGGGTTCCGATGAACCTGAGTAAAGATGAAATTACAGCGCTTAATAAGGTCTTACCTACGCTCTCTGCAAAAGAGAAGGAAGAACTCTTGTCTGATCTGGAAGAACGGACGCTTCGTGCGTCTAAGAAAGCAGCGCAAGATTCGCTTCTGGGGTTTGCAACGCAAGTCTACCCGAACTTCAAGATTGGCCCTCATCACCGGAAGTTATCGAAAATTTTTACAGATGTTATTGAGGGAAAGAAGAAGCGAGTAATTATAAACATCGCTCCGCGTATGGGTAAGTCGGAGTTCTCCTCCTACCTGTTCCCCGCTTACTTCCTCGGCAAATACCCAGAGAAGAAGATCATCATGGGCACCCATACGGCGGGTCTGTCCGAAGACTTTGGTAGACGCGTACGTAACTTAATTGAGAGCCAAGAGTACGCAGACATATTTCCTAAGACAAGTGTAGCTGATGACCAGAAGGCTGCAGGCAAATGGTCTACTAGTGCAGGCGGTCAGTATTACGCTGCCGGTGTGGGTGGCGCGTTGGCCGGCCGTGGTGCGGACTTGTTTGTAATTGACGACCCCCACTCAGAACAAGATATGAAAGCGAACAGCCGCATGGCGTTCGATACGGCGTGGACTTGGTTCCAACAAGGACCGTTACAGCGTCTGATGCCGGGCGGTGCGATCATTGTCATTATGACCCGATGGAGCTTGATTGACCTGACAGGCCGCTTAATTGACTTCCAGACTAAAAACCCAGATGCGGATCAGTGGGAGATCGTAGAACTACCTGCTCTATTTAATGAGGGTATGCCTAACGAGAAGTCGCTCTGGCCGGAGCAGTGGCCGTTGGAGTTGCTAAAAGCTAAGAAGGCTAACTTAGACCCACGGTTCTGGAATGCGCAGTATATGCAGAACCCAACCTCGGACTCCTCGGCTATTATCGGGCGCGGTCTATGGAAGGTATGGGAAGAAGACGAACCCCCGCAGTGCGACTTTGTTATCCAGAGCTGGGATACGGCGCATGAGACTAGTACCTCTGCCGACTATTCGGCGTGTACGACATGGGGCGTTTGGTATAATGAGGAAGACAACAATAGTGCAAACATCATTTTGTTAGATGCGTTTAAAGACAGGATGGCGTTTCCCGACCTAAAGGCTACGGCCATTAAGCACTACAAGGAGTGGGAACCTGACTCGTTCATTATTGAGAAAAAAGCTGCTGGAGCGCCACTAATCCAAGAGCTTCGTGCAATGGGTATCCCCGTGCAAGAGTTCACCCCAAGTAGGGGGCGCACTAAAGGTAGTACAGATAAAACGGCGCGATTGAATGCCTGTTCAGATTTGTTTGCTAGTGGCAGGGTCTGGGCCCCAGATACGCGCTGGGCGCGTGAAGTCATTGAAGAAGTTGCGGCTTTCCCTGTGGGCGAGCACGATGACTATGTAGATACGGTGTCACAAGCATTACTGCGTTATAGGCAGGGCGGGTTTATTGACCTGCCTTCAGATTACCAAGACGAGCCTCTTATGTTTAAGAGGAAGTCACACGCGTATTATTAGGAGACCTTGTGACTACACAGAAGTTCATGGGTAGAAATCAGCTCATCGATCGCTTAACTGCCCAGATGAATGGAAACCGCGAGGCTGCGTTGGATGTGTTACGCAAGCGTGGTCACGTAGATGATAAAGGAAACCTTACCGCCGAAGGTAAGAAGCGCGACGCAATGACTGCGGAAGAACGCGCAATAGATAGAGCTGTTAAACGAACTGGCGGCTCTCCACAGAATTTTAAGTACAACCCCCGCACTAACCGTGCGTTAAAGAAATAAGGACGCACCATGTCGATAGAGAAATCCATTTATGCAGCTCCCCAAGGTTTAGCCGCTCTCGATAGCGACGTAGAAGATGACGGTATTGAGATTGAGATTGAAGACCCAGAAGCGGTACGTATTAGAGCCGGCGACTTAGAAATTGATATTATGCCGGGCGAAGAAGATGATGAAGACTTTAACGCCAACCTCGCAGAAGATATGGATGCGGGGGAGTTAGAAGCCCTTGTAGGCGATCTACTCGACAACATTAAAAACGACTTAGCTGCACGTAAAGAATGGGAAGAGACCTATAAAGAGGGCTTGACCTTGATGGGTTTAAAGTACGAAGAGCGTACCGAGCCGTGGTCAGGCGCGTGTGGCGTGTTCCACCCCATGATTACAGAAGCTGTTGTTCGCTTCCAAGCAGAGACTATTACAGAGACGTTCCCAGCTAAAGGCCCTGCGCGTACTAAAATTCGCGGTAAAGAAACGGTCAAGAAGAAAGAAGCTGCTGCGCGTGTAGAAGAAGACTTGAACTACAAGCTGACAGACGAGATGCCAGAGTTTCGTCCTGAGCAAGAGCGTATGCTGTGGAGCTTGCCAGCCGCCGGTAGCGCGTTTAAGAAAGTGTACTACGACCCTAATTTCGGTCGCCAGACATCGGTGTTTGTCCCAGCAGAAGACATCATCCTACCGTACGGCACTACAGAACTACAAACGTGCCCACGCATTACTCATCGTATGCGCAAGACGGCAAATGACATTATTAAGCTGCAAAACTCAGGGTTCTACCTTGATATCGAAATAGGCGATCCACCGAAGACGGTTAACGACTTACAGGAACGTAAAGATAAAGAGACGGGTATTGTTGCGTCTTTTGATGACCGTCATGAGCTTTATGAGATTCATGCTGACCTTGATCTGCCCGGCTACGAAGATGTAGATGACGATGGAGAGCCTACCGGCGTAGCGCTACCTTACGTAGTCACAGTCCTTAAAGGCACTGATGAAGTATTAGCTATTCGTCGTAACTGGAAAGAAGATGACCCACTCCAAATCAAACGACAGCATTTTGTCCACTACGTCTACATCCCCGGTTTCGGAGCTTACGGCTTCGGACTGTTCCACCTTATCGGTGGATACGCACGATCAGCCACTTCTCTTATGCGGCAGCTTGTCGATGCTGGAACTTTATCTAACTTGCCCGGCGGCCTTAAATCCAGAGGTCTACGTATTAAGGGCGACGATACCCCGATAGCTCCGGGTGAGTGGCGCGATGTAGATACAGGTTCAGGTGCTATCCGCGACAACATCTTGCCTCTGCCGTATAAAGAGCCATCTCAGACATTGATGGGTTTGTTGGGCGTTATCGTAGAAGAAGGCCGTCGCTTTGCTTCTACAGCAGATATTCAGATTTCGGACATGTCGGCAAATACACCTGTCGGTACTACGTTAGCGGTTCTTGAGCGTACTCTGAAAGTCATGTCTGCAGTTCAAGCGCGCGTACATTATTCGTTCAAACAAGAACTAGGTTTGTTAGTCGATATTATTCGTGACTACACTCCTGAAGATTATGACTACGAGCCAGATACCGGCACACCAAGAGCTAAGAAATCTGACTATGAAGACGTAGATATTATCCCTGTGTCCGACCCTAATGCGGCCACGATGTCACAGCGGGTTGTTCAATATCAAGCAGTTCTTCAGTTAGCGCAGGGCGCTCCGCAGTTGTACGATCTGCCGATGTTACATCGTCAGATGCTAGAAGTAATGGGTATTAAGAACGCTGCTAAGTTAGTTCCAATGGAAGACGATCAGCAACCGCAAGACCCTGTATCTGAAAACATGGCAATACTGAAGCTAAAGCCTGTTAAAGCATTTATGTACCAAGATCACGAAGCGCACATTGCAGTGCACATGGCCGCTTCGCAAGACCCACTAGTCCAACAACTAGCAGGGCAAAACCCACAAGCGCCGGTCATGCAACAAGCAATGCAAGCGCACATCATGGAACACTTAGCGTTCTCTTACCGCAACAAGATACAAGAGTCGTTGGGTGCAGACTTACCTATGCCGGGTGAAAAGATGTCTCCTGCTGTAGAGGTGCAGTTATCGCGCTTAGTAGCTAAAGCCGCGCCTATGGTTCTTCAAGCAAGTCAATCGCAAGTTGCGCAACAACAAGCGCAGCAAGCCGCACAAGCAGCACAAAACGATCCTGTTATGCAGATGCAACAGCAGGAATTGCAGATCAAGATGCAAGAGCTACAGCTTAAAGAGAAGAAGATCGCCGCTGATGCAGCAGCCGCAGCAGACAAACTGGAACTGGATAAAGAACGGTTACAGGCGGAAATGCAACTTAAAGGTATCGAATTAGGCTTTAAGAAAGAACAGCATGACATGAAGTTTAACGCCGACAACGAAAAAGAAGGTGTTCGTTTAGGTTCAGAAATAGCTAGAACTCGCGCAGAGATGGGGCTCAATAAAGAGCGGTTTGAACACGATCAAAGCGCAGCAAGTACTCGTCTCGGACATGAGATAGCAAAGAATCACGCAGAGCATTTTATGCGCGTAAACGAGGCCAACAAGTCTCAACCACAACCTCAGCCGGCGGCTGAACCAACTCCAAAGGGAGCTAAATGAACGAGTACTCTAGTTTCGTAGATGTTCTCCGCAAGCATATCCGAGAGGATATGAACAACTACACTGACGATATGGCAAACGGCGTTTGCTCAGATTATGCAGCGTATACAAAACTCTGTGGCGTAATTCAAGGTCTCGCCATAGCCGAAAGACACTTATTAGACCTTGCTACTAAAGCTATGAAAGACGACGATGAGTGAACTAATACTTCCGCAGTATTTGTCCGAAGTAATCCAGCATGAAACAGCGCTTAAAGAAGAAACTATAGAAGCACCAGCAGATGAAACAAAAGCAGCTCAGCTGCCTAAACCATCTGGCTTCAAGATTCTGTGCGCTATTCCCCCTGCGTCCGACACGTTTGATGATTCTCTAATTGCGAAAACTAGTATGTCGCAACGCGTGGAAGAACAGACGAACGTCGTTATGTTTGTTATGGCTCTTGGCCCCGACGCTTATAAGGACACCGCTAAGTTTCCTTCAGGCGCTTGGTGTAAAGAAGGTGATTTTGTTTTAGTACGTGCTTACACAGGAACTCGATTCAAGATTCACGGGCGTGAGTTTAGGATCATTTATGACGACCAAGTTGAAGGTACGGTTGACGACCCACGCGGCTATGCTCGCGCATCTTAAGGAGAAGTAAATGGCTGAATATATGGAGGAGTTTAAGTTTCCCGACGAAAAATCCGGAAACGAAGTAGATATCGAGATTGAGTTAGATAGCTCTGGCGAAACCGATATTGAGATTGAAATTGAAGACGATACCCCCGAAGAGGACAGAGGGCGTAAACCGCTTGCTAGAGAAGTGGAAGACCCGTCCGATGACGAAGTAGAGCAGTACAGCGACAAGGTACAGAAACGTATCAAAGAACTGGCCCATGCACGGCACGATGAGCGCCGAGCAAAAGAAGCTGCTGTTCGTGAAAGGGAAGAAGCCGTAAGAGCTGCGCAGCATTTAGCAGATGAAAACAAGAAGTTGCGCGGATACGTAACGTACGGCGAAGAGTCTTTTGCTACGGTTTTGAAGTCTAAAGCCGAGGCAGATTTAGCTATGGCGAGAAAGCAGTATAAGGAAGCAGCCGAGTCCTATGATACTGACGCTATGCTAGAAGCCCAAGAAGCGTTGGCCGATGCAAAGATGCGGTTGGATAAAGCACAGAACTTTAAACCCACCCCTTTACAAGAAGCTGAAACTCCTGTATATAGTCAATCAGAACCGGAATCCGTTGTTCGTCCAGACGAAAAAACCTTGCGCTGGCAAGCTAAAAACCAGTGGTTTGGGCAGAACGGTTACGAAGAATTAACGGCTATGGCGCTTGCTTTGCACCAAAGGCTGACAACTGAAAACGGGCAAGAGTACGCTCGCACAGATGAATACTTCGAGCGCATCGATGCTCGCCTACACAGCAAGTTCCCCGAAGTATTTGGTTCATCCAAGTCTGAGAGGGAAACCTCCTCAAAAAGACCAGCCGCGACAGTCGTCGCTCCCGCTGCGCGCTCCACATCTACCAAGAAACTAAAACTGACAAAATCGCAAGAGTCGATCGCGTCTAAACTTGGTTTGACAAATCAGCAATACGCTAAAGAAGTTCTTAAATTAGGAGGCCTGTAATGGCAAATCGTGAAACTCGCGAGCAAACCTCGCGCGAAAAAAATACCCGCGTAGTCTATGTTCCACCTAGCGCACTTCCTGACCCAACCCCTGAACCGGGGTATACATACCGTTGGATTGCCACGCATGTATTTGGTCAAGCAGACCCATCTAATGTGTCTAAGAAGATTCGCGAAGGCTGGGAGCCAGTAAAGTCAGTAGACCATCCAGAGTTACATACGATGGCTAGCGCAACTGGTAACGTGGAAATGGGCGGGTTAATGCTGTGCAAGATACCGACAGAAATGGCTGAGGCAAGAGCGGTGTACTACACCCAGCAAGCTGAAGGTCAAATGACAGCGGTGGACAACAATTTAATGCGCCAGAGCGACCCTCGTATGCCTTTGTTCAATGAACGAAAATCTACGACATCCTTTGGCAAAGGTAGCAAATAAGTAGTACATTTATTAACAAAGGAGTTTTATTATGGCTTATCCTGTTGTGTCGGCCCCTTACGGCCTACAGCCAGTGAATTTGATCGGCGGCCAAGTATTTGCGGGTTCTACCCGTATGTACCCCATCGTTTACGGTTATGCGACCGACATTTTCTATGGCGATTTCGTTGTACTTAATCGTGGTCAATTAACCCGTGCTTCAGTATCTACTGGCTCAGGCCTAAATCAGACCGTTGGTATTTTCTTGGGTTGCACGTTCACAAACCCTGTTACTAAGCAAAAGTTGTTTAGCCAATACTGGCCGGGTGGCACTTTGGCTGGCGACTGCCAAGCGTACGTATCTGATGATCCAGACGCAGTATTTAAAGCTGCCGTTTGTTCTTCTGGTGTAGTTATGGCTTCCGCATCAACCGCAATGATTGGTTGCAACGTCAGTGCTATTAACAACACTGGTAGTACCGCTACGGGTAATTCGGCTAACGCTGTTTTAGCGCCTACTGACACCCCAGTAACCACAACGCTACCATTACGTATAGTTGGTGTTATTCCTGATACCGCTGTTAGCTTAGGTACTGCAACATACGCAAGTATCTCTACCAACACGATTACTGTTTCTGCGTTGCCTTTTGCGTTGCCTGTCGGAACAGACGTTGCTTCAATTGCAGCTAATGGTCAGATTATTGCTTCAGGTGTGTTTGTTGATACCGCTGCTTCTGTTGGCGCAACTACTGTTGTGTTGAATCAGCCTCCTGCAACCGCATTCGTTGCAAGTTCAACAATCGTATTCACCCAGTACCCAGAAGTCTTGGTTAAGTTAAACCAAGGTCTGCACGGCTACTATTCCGCCACTGGCGGCACTAGTACTTAAGGAGTAACATAAAATGGCAATTTCACGCGCACAACTACTTAAAGAACTCTTGCCCGGCCTGAACGCTTTGTTCGGTCTGGAGTATGCTCGTTACGGCGAAGAGCATAAAGAGATTTACGAAACCGAAACTTCCGAGCGTTCGTTCGAAGAAGAAACCAAGCTGTCTGGTTTTGCTGCAGCCGCCGTTAAAAACGAAGGCGAAGCTATCAAGTACGATAATGCTCAAGAGGCATGGACTGCTCGATACAACCACGAAACCATTGCTTTGGGTTTCTCGTTGACTGAAGAGGCAATCGAAGATAACTTGTACGACTCTTTGTCGGCTCGTTACACTAAAGGCTTGGCTCGCGCCATGTCTTACGCTAAGCAAGTAAAAGCTGCTAACGTATTGAACAACGGTTTTAACTCCGCTTATACTGGTGGCGACGGCAAACCTTTGTTTAGCACACAACACCCGTTGGTTAACGGTGGTTACAACAGCAACACTTTCACTACTCAAGCTGACTTGAACGAAACTTCGTTGGAAAACGCAGTTATTCAAATCGCTGGCTGGACAGATGAACGTGGCTTGCTAATCGCTGCTAAGCCTAAAAAACTTATCATCCCACCAAACTTGATGTTCGTTGCTACTCGTTTGCTAGAAACTAGCTTGCGTGTTGGTACTACCGATAACGACATCAACGCTCTGAAGAACAACGGTTCGATTCCAGAAGGTTACACAGTTAACCACTTCTTGACCGACACCAATGGTTGGTTCTTGACTACCGACGTACCAAACGGCATGAAGCACTTTATTCGTGTTCCTTTGGCTACAGGTATGGATGGTGACTTTGATACCGGCAACGTCCGTTACAAAGCCCGTGAGCGTTATTCGTTTGGCTTCTCTGATCCACTAGGCATGTTCGCCTCGTCTGGTTCGGCCTAAAAACCTAGGTTTTATGCGGGTTTTGAGGGGGCTTCGGCCCCCTTTCCTTTTTCATGCTCCTGTCATCTAGCTTGGTATAATGAGCGCTGCAGCCGGGGGCTGTACTATATAGGGGAGATATTATGAAAATTGTAATAAGTATCAGCCACGACAGCTGGAACTGGCTAATGGACGACGAAGTTGTTGAGCTTGATTTTGGTGATGAGTTTGATTGCGAGTTTTGCGACGAAGATTTTGAAGATTTCGAAGATGAAATCGAATACGATGAAGATGGTACTGCTTGGTGGTTCGACGAAGAAGATGAAGTGTATTACTACTTCGATGAAGATGAAGACGACTGGATTGAGTACGATGATTCGGAAGACGAAGACGACGTAGAAGACGACGTAGAAGTCTAATAGTAACTAAGGCCCTTCGGGGCCTTTTTCTTGTGTGTTTTTAGTTTATGTGGTATATAGATAGGTATCTGGAAAATTTATCCTAATCGACTGTTCCAGCAGACGACATACCGACGGTTAGGACATTCTTTGTATGTAAAGGACATCTATTATGGGTTTCGCTACTCACCTCGGCCCTTGGCTATTAGGCACTGTTAAAAACACTACCGGCACTACTGCTGGCACAATCCGCAACATGGGTGCTACTGTTGTAACTCAGACAGGCACGACTACTGTTAACGACACCACAGCTACTACAGAATTTGTCTTGCCTGCTGGCGCACAAATTTTGGAATTTTTCGTAGACATTACCACCGCTTACTCTGGTACTACTGGTAACACAATCACCATTCAAACTGCCGCTGGTAATTCTTTAGCTACCGTTGGCGGCGCAACCACCACTCCTTTGGCTGTAGGCCGCGCAACTGTAACTGTTACAGGCGCACAGATTGGTACATATCTGAATGTCGGCACAACTGACTTAGTCGTCCAAGCAATTTACGCTTGCGCTGGTACAGCCAGCGGCGG